TTATATATTTATAAAATCTTAATTTAAGATTGTTATAACAATTAATCATCGTTAATTTTATAATATAATTATATAATAACACTCCCCCATAAACGAATAAAAATAACATATGTGATTATTTAAGTTTGTTAAAATTATTAAAATTGTTAATTGTTTTAAATTTTTAATTAATATTTTAATTTAAAACAATTTTTTTTTTTTTTTTTTTTTTTTTATTTTTTATTAAGTTCACCGTCTACGACGTTTACCAAACCCAGATCCCATTTTTGAAACAACCCAATCTTTTCCAAATTTCATAAATATAATATAAAGAACTACAAATAAAAGTAATGATTTAAGTGTATCTAAACCAAGCATTGGTGCGATCACAAAATGAAAAACCACAAATGCAACAAGTACATAAAGTGGATTTGTTTTAAGAAAAGAGTAATCCATTATTATTTTATTATATTCTTAACAAATATTTTAATTTAAAATTTTAATTTAATTTTAATTTTAATTTTAATTTAATTAAATTTATGTATTATCATATTTAATGATAACGTATAAATTTATTATGACTTTAATCTATTTATCATAGGTCTTTATATAAGACCATTTTAATTTTTTTTATTGTTTAAAATGGGAGGCAAAAAACAATAATTACCTTGGATTTTACAAATAGATTACATATAATTTTTCTAAAAGAAATAAATAAAAATTGTTTAATTGCTGTATGCAAGACCACCCATACCTGACATAATACGAAGAACATTGTAATTTACGGCATAAATGTAAAGACTATTTACATAATCACCGTAGAATGCCAACTGAGCAGTATCAATACGTGAAAAGTTACATGTTCCAGATGGTTGATGCTCTTCTGGTCGAAGTGCAAAAGAATACACTGCAATTGCATCAGGTACACCTGTAGCACCAAATCCAGTATGGCAATCCCATACCTGATTACGTGTGAAATATTTAAGATTACGGGCAGTAAAACGATCAGTACCATTGAGAATAATCTTTGTTGTAAGAGGGGTAGTAGAACCTGACCCTCCTCCAGTAATTGCAGATGCACCAGCAGGTGTTGGTACAACAATACTAGAAGGTGTGGCAGAACCAGCAACATTGTCAGCAGATGAACCTGGTGCAATAAGAGCAGTAGGTGCACCAACCCAAATGAGTTCCTTAACGGGGTGATTAAAATTGAGACGAATTGTATTGGTACTTGATGTTCCAGAGGATGCTTCCTGTTGTGACTGAAGTTGATCAATCAGGTATTCATGAGCATTTTGTGCAAACTGGCGACGCTCAGTTGTATCAAGGTATACATAATCAGCATAAACAGCAAGATTGCAACTGGTTGCAAGACCAGTAACTGGAGATGCGCCATAACACCAACTAGATGTCTGGGAAAATTGAATATTAAATTTAACTTCATGGTACTGAAGAGCAATCAGAGGTACAGCAAGACCTGGGTTTCGGCAAAACCAGAACCGCATTGGAATATAGCATTCACTTGGTGCAGCAGTTGTTGAGGTAATTGCAAGACCACCCTGGTGAGTATAACTCATGCGATGGTAACGAGTTGAAGGATTTGTATCAATTGATCCAGTACCTCCATTGGGTGCTGGTTCAACACCAGCAGCACCAAGTTCACCTTGAGCACCAGTAGGGTTCAATTCAGTAAGATCACGCCATACTGATAACCATGTACCATAGTGGCGATCAATAAGTTGACCTCCAATTTCAATTTCAAGAATTTGAAGAAGAGCATGAGAAAGATCGGATGCAACGGCAGTAACACCTGATGCAATAAGAGCAGATGGGTTGTACTGAATCCAAAGATTTTTAAGAAGATCACCATTACGTGAAATGGTAACGCTTACACGTGATCCTGCTGCAACAGATCCATTGATAGTTTGTTGAATAGATTCAACTGCAAAGTTAGTATGGCGACGATAAACTGATTTGAAAAAAGTAATTTGTGGTTGACCAGTAAGGTAAATATCCTGGGCGCCGTAGGCAACAAGCTGCATAAGTCCTCCTCCCATTTTTGTATATAGTTGTTTTTTGTACTCTCTATAAATATTTTATTTTTACCAAAAATTACGAAATTAAATTAAAATTAAAATTAAAATTAAATTAAAATTAATTTGAATATGCAAGTCCGGCCATACCCCCCATAATTCTCATGATATTATAACTTGGACAATATAGATTATAAGCAGGAAGTTCAGTATAATTTTGTAAAGGAACTGAATCAATATTACCTGGTAAAGAACTTGTATTTCTTAAGTAAAACCAAAGTTGTGCAGAATCAATACGACTAAAATTACAAGTTCCCGATGGTTGATGTTCTTCAGGTTTTAAAGCAAATGAATAAGAATAAATATAATTACCAGGAATACGTGAATGGTGTGTATAATTTTGTGTTAACCTAAAGTATTCTCCTGGGCGTTCTTTAAATCTATCGGTTCCATTTAAAATAAGTTTAAAATTATACATTGGAGCAAATTGTGCAGGAGTTCCATTAGGAATAATATTTGTTCCTATAGAAAAATCATTATCTTGAGCATTTGTTCCGTTTCTATTAAAAACCCAAATAAGTTCTTTTGTTGGATGATTTAAATTTATACGAATATAATTATCTTGAGTTAAACTTGTTACATTTCCTGATTGTGACTGTATTTGTTCAATAAGGTATTCATGTGGGTTTTGTGCAAATTTTCTACGTTCTGTTGTATCTAAATAAAAATAATTATTCCATATTCTAAAAGAATTACCAGCATTTAACTGGGGAGTAAGACCATTAAAAGTAGGTGCAACATAAACACCATTATTTATCGCAACAACTAAATTTGCAAATGTTTGAAATGTAATTTTAAGTTTTACTTCATGAAATTGTAAAGCAATTAAAGGTATTGCTAAACCAGGATTACGACAAAACCAAAATTGTAAAGGTATTTGTAGCATACTACCTGGTTCAACTGTTGGGTCATATGGTTGCCATGTTGCTGAATTATAATTTTTTCCAACCATTGTTCCATATCCTGCTAATTGTGCACCAGATAAATTAAGTTCAGACCAAATATCCATCCATTGTCCATATTGTTCATCCATTTGCTGTCCACCTATTTCAACAGATACGTTTTTAATAAGATAATTACCAATACCTTGAATGTATCCAAAATAATCATAAGTACCTGATACATAATTTGCTGGATTTGGTAAATTACATTGTAATAATATATTTCCCAACAGGTCTCCGTTTCTAGCAACGACGATAGTAATATTTCCTCCAAAATTAATATTTCCATCAATAAGTTGTACAATTGATTCCATTGAAAAATTTGTATAACGTTGGTATACTGCTTTAAAAAACGTTACTTGTGGGTTAGATGTAAGATAAACATCTTGTGCACCATAAGCAGCAAGTTGTACTAATCCTCCACCCATGATTAATTTTAATTATTACATTTATTTTTATTTCTTTAATTGAAATTTTATTTAAAAAATGAAAAGTTAAAATAAAAATGGTTAAATTAATATTACCAAAAGTTTATAGTTTTAAAATTATAGTATCAAGTATATTTACATTAAGTCCACCATTATTTTATGGTATATTTAAAAAACAATACATCTTTGCATCAATTTTGGGATGTATTTTATTATCAAGTATAAATTATTGGAAACATCCGATTTTGGGTTTAAGAAGAAACATTGACATGACTTTTGTAAAAATTAATGTTTTATACCAACATTATACTATTTATTATTATAATTTGAATTTTTTACATTATTATTTATTATCGGGATTAGGACTTTTATGTTACATTATTAGTAAAAAAAGAAATGATTTTGAATACAAATGTAATTTTCATATATTATTTCATGTATTTGTTTGTATAGCAAATTTAAATATTATTTTTAATATTCCTTTTTAACAGATTTATACATTTGGAATGTATTTTTATTTCCTTTACAAAGTTTTATAGTCCAACCTGAATTTATTAAATTAAAAATAAATAAAGATCTTAATATAATAATAACTGATATATTATCTAATGGTTTCATTTATATATTTGATGGTATTTTAATGAATATTTATTAACGTAAAAAAAATAATTAATAATTATAAAATGAATATAGGTATTGTTTTAAATTTTAAAAAAGCAGAAAAAAAAAAAGATGAATTATTATCTATTGATTTACCAGATAAACCATGGTTAAGATTAGCAGACCAACCGAAATATAATCCATTTGTAGTTTTAAAAAATAAAATAAAATACGTTCCAGCAGATGTAGCAATTGGGTTATATATAGAAAGTAAATATCCTAATATAAAAATAGATTACATAACACCTGATGAAATATCTACACGTAGATTTAAAAAAAATGATATTGTTTTTATAATAATTTATGATCTTTTAGAAGCGTTTCATTTAGGTAAAAAAGATAAATTTAATATGTTTAAAGCAGCACTTAGTAATAGTAATAATGTATATCCACCATACCAATATCAAAAATTTATTAATAATAAATGTTTATATTATAAATATCTTGCAAAAAAAGGATTACCAGTTGCACCAACTAAATGTGTTACAAAAGAAAAATGGTATACAAGAAATCCAAAAATGTATATTTCAAATTTAATTGCAACCGTAACACATAATAAATGGGAATCAATTATTGCAAAACCAGTATATGGACAAGAATCAATAGATTTTGCTAAATTTATAGCATGTAAAAATACAGGTTTAGTTTGTAAACAAAAAAAACTTTTAAATTATTTTGCTAAAAATATTCCAAAATATAAAAGTATTATTATACAAGAATATATTAAAGGTTTTGATAAATCCAATCCAGAAATTAGAACTTATTTTATTAATGGTAAATATTATTATTCAATAATAACTACTGCAGATCAAGTAGAACAATCTGTACAAGAAGGTGGAAAATTTGTTATTGCCAATGATAAATGGAAATATGCAATAGAATTAGCAAAAAAAGTTATGGATTCGTTACCAAAAATAGATCTTAATATAAAGTATCCAATTTTGACAAGAATAGATCTTGGGTCTGGGTTAGACAATGTTCCACATTCACTTTTTGTAAATGAAGTTGAATTCGTTCCAAGTTTATATATAGAAGATCAAAAAAACCCAGTTGTTGAAAAAATAAGTGAAGCATTGGTAGAAGTTGCTAAAGAATATAAACAAAAAGGAAAAAATGTTGTTAAAGTACAATTTTAAAATATTTTAAATTAAATTTTATACTCATTAAGTATATTATTTTTATTAATATCAGGTGTACAATTATTTTCAGTTATTGCACAATATAATTTATTATTTGGTTTAATTTCTTTTGCATAAGAATCATTATATTGTCTTATATAATAATGTCCAATTTTATTAAAAATATCCTTTGATGTATATATTACACGATATTCTATTGGAACTTTAATAAATTGTATAATACAATTATTTTTAATAGAATTTAATGCTTTATATAATTCATTTTTTATATTTCCATAAAATTTTTTTTTATTGGAATATAATTTCCATGTTTTATAAATATCATTACTTGTTTTTTTTGTTATTTTATCATTTATTAAAAACGATTTATCTAAAAAACTAGGTATAGTACCTATTTTTTGTTTATAATTTGTAAGTCCTCCTAAATCAATTCCAGGATATATAAAGGTATCATCTAATAATCCATAAGCAACATTATTATTTTTTTTTTCACCAATATGGTATAAATTTATATATTTTTTTTTAGGTAAATCTAAATTAGGTAAATTTAATTTATTTTGAACATTGATTGATATAGGATTACCGTTTATAATATAATTAATTACTAAAATAACTTTATCTTTAAAACAAAAAAGTGGATTATTATCTTTTGGTAAAATAAGTTTATTACTTTTACTTTTTTTATAAAAATTTGATATAACTTCTTTTTGAAATGATTTGTAAATATTTTCCATTATAATTTAATTATAAAGTTATTTTAATTTTTTAAAGATATAATCTTTTATATCCATTCTTTTTAGTTCTACAATAATGACACGTACTTGATACTTTTTCACATTTATCTTTACAGTTTTTACACAATGCATGACCACATGGATCAATAAAAAACTCTACTTGATGTTCTAAACAAATTTGACAAATAGTTGTAGGTATAATTACACCAGTAATTGTATTAATTTTATGTTTTGTTTTTTCAAAAATTAATTGTGTTTGAGTATATTCTTTTTTTAATTGTTCTAAATTTAAATTTATAAAATATTCTTCAATTTTATTTTCAATTATTTCTTTTAATAAAGTATCGGATTCGTTATTTAACCCACATATATCAATTGAATTTATACATTTTTTAATATTTTCACAAAACATATTATATTTTTCTTTTGCATTATTAAATA